CACATCAACGAGCGCATCATAACCGGCGACTACGCCCGCGCCAAGTTCGCCCTGCCCCACGTCGAGCGTCTCATCCTGGACTACTCCGTGCTCATGACGACCGACGGCGCCGACCAGATCAGCATCAAGCCCTACGTCGGGGCCGGTGACTGCATCGGCCTGACCTTCTCCTACCGCATCGGCGAGGTCACCATCGAGGGCTCGTTCATCCCCCGCCGCCCGTGAGCCCCGTCCCCCTCGTCGCCCTGCTCCTGCTCGGTTGCGCTGCCAACGCCCAGTCCGACGCCCGCATCCTACACGCGATCGGTCAGGTCGAGGGCGGCGAACGCCTCCAGCGTGGCGACGGCGGGGCGGCCCTCGGGCTCTACCAAATGCACCCCGAGGCTTGGGCCGACGGCAATGTGCAGCTTCTCCGCGAAGGCCGACCGACCTTCCCCCGCTGGCAATGGCGTTCCCCACTCGCCCAGGACATGGTCGCCCTTGCCTACCTGCGGGCCCTCAGAGGCCGCTTGAGCGCCCGGGGCATACCTAACCCTTCCCCCGAGTGTCTGGCCCTCTGCTGGAACCTCGGCTTCACCGGCGCCGCGAGCATCGGGTTCCGCCTGTCGAACGCTCCGCCCGCCCGGGCATCCTACGCCGTCCGCGTCGGCAATCTCGTCCGTCGCTAGTTTATTTCTGGCAAGGAGTTTGCACGACTGCAAGGGTCTTGTCCGTGGCCCTCATCGTAGCAATCGACCCAGGCGTGAACGGCGGGCTCGCCCTATTGGATCGGGACGGGCTCGTCACGGTGCAGAAGATGCCGGGGACTGACTTCGAGGTTGTTTCCTTCCTCGTCGAGGTCTCCAACACCGCGAAGGAAATCGACTGCTACCTTGAGGAGCCGCCCCTCTTCGCCGGCAAGAACATCCCGGGCAGCGCCATCGGCAAACTGATGTGGAACACGGGCGTCCTCTACGGCGCCGCTGTCACGCTCGGCTGGAAGATGCACCGCGTCCGTCCCGCGATCTGGCAGAAGGCGCACACGTGCGGCACGAAGGGCGACCTGACGACCACCGCCTGGAAGAACAAACTCAAGGCCCGGGCCGCCGAGCTCTTTCCCACCGTCGACGTCACCCTCTGGAACGCCGACGCCCTGCTAATCCTCGACGCCGCCAAGCGCGGCGCCATCAACTGACTTTCCCTATGCTTAAGAAAAAGAACACCGTCACCCCGCCCGAGGTCGTCGCGATCCGCGAAGTCCCCGGCACCTCCTATGTCATCCTGCCCGGCAAGCGGCTCGCCCGTCTGCTCAAGGTCTCGGTCTACAACGGCAAGGAGTATTACAACCCCATCATCAACGGCTCGCTGACCCGCGTCTCGGTCGACGACCTGGACAAGCTGACGGCCCCGGGCGAGCAGCCGACCGCCGAATAACTCTCCCTCCCCACATGAGCACCCCCAACAATCCGAACAGCGACCTCGTCGCTTTCCTGAACGACGTAGGCAATGTCCACGCCGACCGCGTGAACCCCGCCTTCAAGTCCCGATACGCCTCGCTCGCCGAGGTTCTCGAGACCGTCAAGGGCGTCGCCGCGAAGCACCGCCTCGCCATCGTCCAGGCGCTCGACTCCGAGGATGGCAAGGTCATCGTGCATACCTCCATCCGCCACGCCGACGGCACGACCTTCCCCGCCGGCCGCCTGTCGGTCAAGGCCGAGGGCATGACCCCGCAGCAGATCGGCAGCGCCATCACCTACCTGCGCCGGCAATCCCTGATGACCGCTGTCGGCATCTCGACCGACCTCGACGACGACGGCGCCGCGTCCTCCAAGCCGGCGGCCTTCGCCCCGACCAACTCCCCCGCGGCTCCCCGCCCCCTGACCAAATGATTGACCGCAATTCCTTCTGGTTCGGCGTCTCCCTGGGCTTCGTCTTCGGCATCGTGCTGGCCGCGTTCGTCTTCGAGGTCTGCAAGTGGTTCGACGCCCATACGATCATCATCCGCTGATGCGCCCGGTAAAGAAGCCCCTCCTCATCCCCTCCGGCATCGTCAAGGCCGCGGGCTCAGCCGGCTATCCTTACGCCCTCATCATCCTGCTCGACGGCCTCCCCTACGCCGAGGTCTTCGCCAAGTCTCGCAAGGTCTTCGACGCGAACCTGAAGGACTGGCAGCGCGACGTGCTCCCCAGCCTACGCCGCTCAAACGTACGCTTCTTCTTCATCGACGGGCGCACCATGTCCGAGGTCACTTTCTAACATGACGAACACCGACCACATCCGGCGACTCCTGCTCCAGATCGGCGACGGCCTCAACGCCCTCCGCAACCGTTGCCAGGACGCCGACGACGAGGGCTCCTTCGCCGAGGCCAACAAGGCGGTAGCTTGGGCTCAGCGCGAACTCGACGCCATCGACCCCGAGGCGCTCGGTGAAGCCTACGACCTCAAGGCGCTCTACGACCGCGTCCACCTCGTCGTCGTCCACCTCCGTTGCCTCCGCGTCCAGCTCGAGAAATGCGAGGAGGCCGCCGAGGCCGCCCTCGACGCCGCCAAGCGCATCACGCACACCCTGGAGGAGTCGGACTCCGCCGACGCCGACCTGTGAACGCTTGCGAACTCTGCGCCGGTGCCTGTTGCGAGTCCCTGATGTTCGGCATCTCCGATGACCCCGTCAGCCTGGAGTTCTATTCCACCCGGGCCGCCGTCTTCAATGTCGAGTCCATCACGGTCGCCGAAGTCCGTTGCGCCTGTCCGCAGCTGAACGCCTCGGGCCGTTGCGACATCTACCCGAACCGCCCGAAAGCCTGCCGCACCTTCAAGCCCGGTTCGACCATGTGCCTCGCCGCCATCCAGCGCCGTCGCCCAGATCAGGTCAGCCAGATACTCGCCCTGCTCAAATAACCTTTCCCACCAATACCCATGCAACCCGTCATCCAGTCCGCCATCATCCCCCACCGCGTCCAGTATGATTGCCTCGAAGCCCTGAACTACTCCGGCTCCAAGGAACTGCTCAAGTCCCCGGCTCACTACCGCCTCTACGTCACCGCCGAGCGCGAGCAGACCAAGGCGCTGCGCCTCGGCTCCTATGTCCACGCCCTCGTCCTGGAGCCCGAGAAGGCCCGCCTCGCCTTCGCCATCGCCCCCGTATGCGACCGCCGCACGAAGGACGGCAAGGCCACCTACGAGGCGTTCACGTCCGCCCTTGAGCCCGGCACGACCGTCCTCAGCGCCGACGAGGCCGAGGAGGCCAACAAGATCGCGGCCGCCGCAAAGGGTTGCATCGACCGCCACGGCTTCAAGTTCAAGCATACCGAACTGATGTTCCTCGCGTCCTATATGGATTGCCCCATCAAGGCCGCCATCGACGCGGTCGGGGAAGACGGCTTCCTCTACGACCTTAAGACCTGCGAGGACGCTTCCCCCGCCGGGTTCCTCAAAGCCGTCCGCGCCTACCGCTACAACCTCCAGGCTAACTTCTATAAGGCCGCTTATCAGGCCGGGTTCAAGGAGCACGTCCAAGGGTTCCGCTTCATCTGCGTCGAGAAGGAGACGCTCCAGACCGCCGTCTACGAGCTAGGCCCCGACCTGATGGCCTACGGCTACACCGACTTCGTCAAGGCGCTGGAGACCTACAAGGCTTGCATGGCCTCGGGCGAGTGGCCCGGCTACGCCCAGGACATCCAGACGCTCGACCTGAACAAGGCGCCGAGCGACGCCGCCGCCCCCATCAACTTCGCCTAATACGAACATGACCCAACCCGCAAACGACCGCCCCCCGCTGAAGACCATCGAGCAGTCCGGCAACTACCGCCTGAAGCTCATCGCCCCCAAGTTCGAGAAGATCAAGGTCTGGGAGGACGGCACCACCTCCTCCCGCCTGTTCTTCGTGGACGTGGAAGGCAACTGCCTGTCGAAGAACTACTCGACCAAATACGGCAAGGCGCTCGCCATGCTCGTCGGCAAGTTCTCCGGCAAGTTCACCGCCGAGATACGCACCGACGCGACCCAGGCCGAGTTCCTGGAGTACCTCAAGCCCGCTTGCGGCCAGACCGTCGACGTGGCCGTGACCGTCGAGCCGAACGGCGAATGGCAGGGCAAGCCCCAATTCAAATATAAACTGGCCTTCGCCCGCGGCACCGTGAAGCCGTCCGCAGCCGAGCCGCAGTCAGGCGACGTCCCCTTCTAAGCCGTGACCATCGTCGAAGGCCGCCCGACCCTCGTCCTGATCGCCGGCTTCTCCCGGGCCGGGAAGGACACCCTCGCGAACGGCCTGATGGAATGGTCTGAGCGCCGCACCGCGAAGGTCAACTTCGCCGACCCGCTGAAGGAGTGCGCCAACGCGATGCTATCCTATCTGCACCTCGACGGCGACTTCTTCAACGAGGAGTTCAAGGTCAAGCACCGCGACTTCCTCGTCACGACCGGGAAGTTCGCCCGCTCCCTGAACGAGGACGTCTTCGCCGAGCACCTCGCCCGGTACCTCCCCTTCGTCAGCGCCGACGGTCTCCCTCATGAGACGGTCGTCTGCTCGGATTGGCGCTACCTGAACGAGTACAAGGTCGTCAGCCGCATCATGGACGAGTACAACTGGAACCTGCGGACGGTCTACATATCGACCGCCGGAGTCCTGCCCGCGAACGACGAGGAGGCATGGTCGCTCCTGGACTTGCGAGCCGAGGTCGAGTTCGACGTCGAGCTCTGCTTCAAGCCGAACAGCCGTAACGACATCATGGCGGAGGGGCGCCGCATGGCACGCGCATGGAAACTCTGACCCGCGAGCAAGCCGTCTGGGCCGCCGGCATGGGCATCTCCATCGAGCGCGCCCGCTGGCTGCTCGAGTGCCCCAAGTTCACGAACGGCACGATCAGGGCGACCGCCCAAGTCCGCGAGACCTCGCCCGACCATCATCTGGTCGTCGTCAACGGGAACCTGTATTTCCGCATCAACCGCGCCGGCCTGAAGGTGCTGGAGCGAACGCCCCAGGACATCGGCCAAGCCCGGGCGTACCGTGACCGCCGTCTCGTCGAGCTCGGGCTCAAGGCCGCAAAGGTATGAGCAAACCCGTCCGCTTCGTCTTCGCTTCAGACTCCCACGGCGACATGGCCGACCCAGAGGCCCTCGACGCTCTCTGGGAGTTCTGCAAGGACTACAAGCCCGAGGTAAGGGTCGCCGGCGGAGATCACTTTGACTTCCGCAGCTTGCGCCGTGGCGTCGGCTCCTCTGACGCGGAGTCCGGCGAGTCCCTCAAGGCCGACCTCGACGCGGGCAAGGACTTCCTCCGCCGCTTCCGCCCGACCGTCTACCTCTGGGGCAATCACGAACACCGCCTGGACAACCTCATCGCGTCGTCGGGCTCGGCGATGGTTCGCGACTATTGCTCCGACATTCGCGACGACATCAACGCCACCGCCAAGGCCGCCGGGGCCAAGACCATCCTACCCTACCACGCCGATCGCGGCGTCTACCGCCTCGGCCCGGTGGCCTTCGTGCATGGCTACGCGCACGGGGTCAACGCGACGACCGTCCAGGGCTTGCATTATGCCATCGCCGGCGGCGCTCTCATCCACGGCCACACGCATAACCTCGCCAGCATCGCCCTGACCAAACACGGCTCTGGTAACGCCTTCTCCGCCGGGTGCCTTTGCCAGAAGGACGCGATGGCCTACGCCTCCCACCGCCTAGCCTCGGCCCGCTGGGGCTCCGGCTTCGTCGCCGGCTGGGTCGACGGCGCCAATTGGAAGGCGTGGCTCGTCCACAAGGTCGGCGATCAATGGGTCTGGCAGACCGGCCTCCGTTTCTACTCCCCCCGCAAATGAGCCAAGGCAAGAACATCAAGGTCAACGACGCCATGCTCGCCGCGATCGTCGCCGCGATACACAATCAAGCCGAGAAGCCCCCCGCCGGGTTCTACACCCTGGAGGAATGGAAGAAGCGCTGGAACTGCAAAGGCTCTTGCGCCAAGCGCTACCTGAACGAGGGCGTCAAACTCGGCCTGATGGAACGCATCATGCTGCGCCACTCCTACGCGGGCAAATACGTCCGCCAAGCCCCTTACTTCGGCCCGGTGCGCAAGAAGGGTAAAAAGCAAAGGTCTTGACGCTGGGCGGGACGACGGTCATCACCGCCCTCCCCCACGCATGAACCTTCCTGCCAACCTTGACGCCGAGCGCCACCTGCTCGGCTGTCTGATCCGAGACGGGCTCCCTCTACCCGAGGGGCTCATCCCATCACACTTCTACGAGCCAAAGCATCAGGACATCGCGGGCGCCCTCGCGCAGCTCGACGCCCAGGGCATCACGCCCGACGAGGTGACCGTCAGCACGGCCCTCCGCGACAACGGCGCCACCGCCGACCATGTCCTCGTCAACGACCTGAC